CTCTGAAGAGCGGTGGACCGAACGGCGGCGTCGTGGCTTAGCGGGAAAGGGAGGCCCCGATCTTTCCCATACCAAAAAGGGGACCATGGTTCTTGAAAGTGCTAGTCGGAACCGCGCCAGAAATGGTCACAATGGTAAATCCACAAAAAAATGAACAAAGGCAACGCTAAACCTTCGGGTCTTTACGCCAACATCAATAAGCGTAAAGCAACTGGCACTTCCCGCTCCAAGAAAAAGTCTACCATTACCCCAAAAGCCTACGCCAACATGAAGGCTGGGTTCCCTAAGAAAAAGAAGTAAACCACCGCAGCAGGCACAATGCCTCTCAAAGATCCTTCTGAGTACCTTTTTCTCCTTAAGGCCATGACAAGCAGTGAAGCTAAGCGCATGTGGAGACAGGCCATCAAGGAACACTGGGATAACCGGTGTGCCTATTGTGGTCAAGACTCCGATCATCTGACGTTGGATCACGTTCATCCAAAGATGAAAGGCGGTCATGACACCACAAATAACGTGGTTCCTGCTTGTTGGGCCTGTAATCAATCCAAGGGTAGTTCACATTGGCTCTCTTGGTGGATTGGTCAAGACTCTTTTGACCATTCAAATTTCTCCAAAGTCCTTGCCTGGACTACTACCTAGCCTTAACATAAACTTTTTTAGGTAAAACCAAATGTCTACTCTTCCTGCTGGTGGTTCCGCCTTCGGTTCCATTTCTAACGCCCCTGGTCGTCAAGATGAGGACGAACTGAAGAACCGGTCTCACACTACTAAAAATGTAAGCAACGGCACTACCACCACGACCACTATTGGTGCTACCTTTGCTGATAAAGCCACCACCGTGGCTCTGAACGCTACTGTGGGTGCTGCTAAAACTGCCATCCTGACTGTGCGTAAGGCCGATCGTGTGCCTTCCTCCAACGTTGCCAACAAGACCGGCCGTGTTCGTCGCGTGGATGCCTGATTACCATGGCTCCTAAAAAGAAACCCCTTACTGTCGGCAAAGGTACTGCGTATACCCGCCCCAAAGCTGACGGCAAAGCTCCTCGTCCTGTGAGCGCCAAGCCTAGCCAAGCTAGCAAGGTTCGTGCTGCTCAAAAGACCACCTCTAGTGGCATCACCCGTCGTCCTGATGGTCGCCCCCAAACCGAAGGTCGTAGCGCCCGTCAAGCTACCAGCAATGCTCGCGTTACCAAATCTGGTGGTGGTACTCCTGGATCTGCAAAGGTAACTACCGGTCGTGGTTTGACTTCAGCCGCTAAAATGGCTGGTAGTGCTTTGAAAACAATCAAGTCTGTTGCTAGTATGGCTTCCCGTGGTGGTGCTGCTGCTGCTGGTCTCCAAGCTTATAATACCGGCAAGGCTACCTTGACCGATGCTATGAAGCGTGGCGACTATAAGCCCAAGCAAGGCCCCACGCCTAAGACCACTACGTCTTCCTTCAACAAAAAGACCTTTGACCAAGCGTTCAAAGCTGCCCGTACCTCTGGTGCTAAAGAGTTTACCTGGCGTGGTAAGCGGTACAACACCAAGATGAAATAATCATGCCACTTAAAAAAGGTAGCTCCAAGAAGACCGTCTCCAAAAATATCAGCAAGCTGGTAAAGGAAGGTCGCCCTCAAAAACAAGCCATTGCCATTGCCCTCAGTAAGGCTGGCAAGGCTCGTAAGAAGTAAAACCGCATGAGAGGGGGCTATACGCCTCTGTAAGCCTCCTCTCTTTCCCATTAGGTATCGTATGCCCAGAACCACAAAACAAGCACCTTCTAAGCCCATAGAACAGCAACTTAGTGATTCGTTTCCGTTATTCTTGTCTCTTGTTTGGAAATCGCTAGACCTGCCTTCTCCAACACGAGCACAACTTGCCATTGCTCAGTACCTCCAGAATGGACCAAAACGACTTCAAATCCAAGCCTTTCGGGGACTTGGAAAAAGCTGGATCGCTGCTGCCTTCGTTTTGTGGACGCTATGGAACGACCGTGATAAAAAGATCCTTGTTATATCTGCGTCTAAGCAAAGGGCTGATGACTTTACTATCTTTACTCAGAAATGTATTCTTGAGTTTGATTGGTTGGCTCATCTTCGCCCTGTGGACGACGAGCAACGGTGGTCACGGGTATCCTTTGATGTTGCCGGATGTAAACCAGCACAAAGCCCCTCCGTCAAGTCCGTAGGTATTACCGGTCAGATTACTGGTAGCCGCGCAGACCTGATTGTGTTTGATGACGTGGAGGTACCCGCTAACTCCGCCACAGACCTGATGCGAGAAAAACTGTTGCAGTTGGTTACGGAAGGTGAGTCCGTTCTTACACCAAAAACAGATTCCCGCATCGTGTTTCTTGGAACACCACAGACTACGTTTACCATTTACCGCACGCTGAGAGAACGGAACTACCGACCGTTTGTGTGGCCTGCTCGCTACCCCCAGAGCCTGACGGGCTACGAGGATGTCCTTGCCCCGCAGCTCGTAGCGGACATTGAACAGAAGGGCCACGACACAGTACGGTGGACACCTACCGACACACGCTTCTCTGAGATCAACCTGCTTGAGCGTGAACAAAGTATGAGCCGAAGCAACTTTATGCTTCAGTTCATGCTAGATACCAGTCTGAGTGATGCGTTAAAGTTCCCCCTTAAGCTTAGCGATTTTTCCGTATTGCCTTTGGATATGGAAAAGGGTCCAAGCGATCTTGTGTGGGGTGCTGACAAGGAGACTCTTCTTGATCTACCCGCTGTTGCGTTGCCTGGGGACCGGTGGCATAGGCCAAAAAATACTGCGGAATTTACCCATTGGGGGGAAACAATCGTTGCCGTTGACCCTTCTGGTCGTGGTAAGGACGAAACGGTTGCCATCATCCTATCTCAAATTAACGGGTACCTCTTTGTAAGGGACATCTTTGCCAACCAAGACGGGTACTCCGACACCACCCTGAGAGAGATTCTTACACGAGCAAAGAAGTACAAGGCTACCACCTGCCTCATCGAGAGTAACTTCGGTGATGGTGCCATCATGGAGCTGATGAAAAAGCACGCCATGGAGATGAAGGTTGGCCTATCGTTTGAAGAGGTCAGGGCTACAACAAGGAAGGAAGATCGGATCATCGACACCCTTGAACCAGTCCTTAATCAACACCGGCTTATCATTGATCAACGATTGATTAGTTGGGATTATACGTCTAACGGTGACATGGCCCCCGAGGAACGCCTTCCACGGATGCTAATGTACCAGCTGACACGCATGTGTCGGGAAAAAGGGGCTGTAAAGCACGATGACCGCGTTGATGCCCTTGCCCTTGGTGTAAAATACTTCCAAGACATCCTTGCCATCTCGGCAAAGGAAGCACAGATCGAACAAAAGCGAACCGAGTGGAATCAGATGCTAACTGCCTTCATCGACCACCCACAGGAAGCCACAGATCGACTTGTTCTTGGTCGTGGTTTTGAAGACATGGGTTCTGCTGAAAACGCTGTCTATACCTGGATTTAAGAGAAGGGACGCATTATTACCAGAAGAGTGGTGCCTTCTGGTGTGGAACAGCGGTAATCGGAGGAGGCCGAACTATTCACCTCCTCCACCCAACTTTCCACTCTATTTCCCCTTCTAATGCACCAAATAATCCTTTAACAAATTGTCAACGCACTTGGCTTTTCCGAGAGACGACCAGTTAAGGGCAGGAAGGAAGGGGGGAATAGACAATAAAATTGACCGACTGAAGGACGTGACTACCCTTCCCTTCCCTGTTTTGGGGCCGACAGCAGAAGGAAATACGACACCAAACCGGGGGCCGGGGCTTCTGAATTAGAAGGAGCGACAGCGACTGATAATGAAGACCAAGTTAGACACATCCGCAAGGATGGGGCTGACGCGGAGCTGTCATCACCTATAGTTCTCTATGGTTAGTGAGGGTCGCAGACCCGAGCGGTAGGTTTTACCGAAAAGGCATCCGCAGGAGTCTTCGGAGCGTGAGCGGAGAAGAGTACAAGGCTATGCCCGTCGAACCCGACCATATTACTATTACTAGTCCCAGTACCACTGCTATAGTTATATATCCTCTCTATATCCATTATTACCACTACCACCACCACTACCACCACTGATGTTAAACACTCCTTCTGTAAAGCTCATCAGCATCACACCAGATGCAGAAAAGACCATTGCCTATTGTGCTAGGGTATCTAACCCCAGCAACCAGGAGAACCACGAGACCGTGGAGAAGCTTCTTGGTTACTGTATCCGCCATCAGCATTGGTCCGTGTTTGAGATGGCCAACATTGTTCTTGAAATCAATACGACTCGTGCCATCAGCCCACAGATCCTTCGTCACCGATCCTTTACCTTTCAAGAGTTTAGTCAACGCTACGCTTCTACCCTTGAGGGGCTCGGTGGACTTTACTCTCCACACCTGAGAAGGCAAGACACAAAGAATCGCCAGAACAGCACAGATAATCTTTCAACAGAAGAGACCCAGCTGTTCTATCGCCGTATCGCGCAACACTATGCTGAGGCTGAAGATCTCTATACCGAGATGATTAGTCGGGGCATTGCCAAGGAGTGTGCCAGAGAGGTTCTACCACTGTCATCGCCTACCCGGCTTTATATGAATGGTACGGTGCGGTCGTGGATCCATTACATCGAACTTCGCTCTAGCAATGGTACCCAGCTGGAACATCGACAGATTGCTGAACAGGCTCGTACCATCTTTTCCGAACAACTACCCATTATCTCCAGGGCACTGCTGTGGACATGACTTACGAAGAATACCAGAAGTGGTTAAACATTAAGACCAGCCTTGAGGAACGTGGTCTAACCAATAGTCCCTATTATATCCAGGCTGTGGCTGCTCTTGTCAAGAGGCCCGTTCCTCCGTATCCTAAGGCTGATGCTCGGATCACTAAAGACGACCAAATTTAAAGACATCTTCAATCTCAGCAGTAAGTGGCCGCTTTGGGCTCGTCACCTATTGCTTGGGTTGCTTGTTGCCGTGGAGGAGTGGTGGATCAATAAAAAGGTTGTCCAAACCGTGGATAAGGCAATCAAGGAGGTGGAACCGTATCTGCCTCCGTCTGGGGTGACTCCTCCGGTGTATTCCGAATCTGGCAGTGGCTTCTTTGACGAGATGCGTCTTACTGCCCCCTGGAAGGCTCAGGAAGACCCCTCTGACTCCCCTCAGGTGTGAGGACACCTAAGGCTCCTCAGAGGGCCACTCCTGGCGCTTACACACTGGTCTGAAAATTTGGCAGAAATTTGTGAAGTCCTAACGCTCCATGCGCCGGCTGCGGTCCCCCCATAGGGGGTGTCTGGCCTCGTGTCCATGTCCAACCCCCGGCTGGCCACGCCTAACCCGTTGCGCCGCAAGGGATCTGGCCATCTCGCGTATCTGCACGAGGGACAGGTACGCAAGGGGGCACCACAGGCGGCCGCGGGGGGATACATGTAACGCGGGCGTGTTTATGCTTGCACACGCATACACGCATGTTCTATTTATAAAATCTGTGCGCGATAAGGTAAGCTTATCATTGACATAAGCAACACTTATCATAAAGGGGGTTGACCGATGGGCCGATTGGCGCAATGATGGTGACAACGGATCGAGAGGAGCTGCCGCGAAGGCAAGCCAACCCAGCATCCGCCAGACAATCCGGCATTGCGTCCGGGCTGTTGACAAACGGGGCCACAGGCTCTACCATTGCCACCAGTTCAACCAAACGACCCATGACCACTAGCGAAACGATCATGCGGCTCAGCAACAATGGGCGGCTCACCTGGGAACAGGCCTGCATCCTGGCAGCCACCCATAACCTTTATGAAGATTTTCTGGAGGACTGGTGGACTAAGTGCTGCCACAACTATGATGCTGGGGTCAGTGCTGCTGATCTTGCGCACTGGCTGGGCTACTGATTACACTCACAACCACACCGCCATGATCCGCATTCTGTCGCGGGCTTCGCTTAAGCTGGCCGATCAGGCTCTGCTAGGCTACATCCGCAAGCATCCGGGCTCACGCCTATTTGAGATCAACGCTGCCACGCTTAAGAGCCATCACAGCTGGGGAACTAAGTCAGTGCTGGCCCGCCTTGAGGAGGAGGGATGGTTGTATGTTCAACGGTCCCGCCACGGCAAGCGGATTCCACCACGCTACTTTGCTCTGGCTGAGCGTGGCGCACGGTCAAAGTACTTGGCAGTGGCCAACGTGCTAGATTGGCGCTACGATTGATCACAAGCCACACACCCACACCACACCACGGGGACACTATCATGACCAAACGGGTACAACCGCGGGCCAATGCCCGCCACATCATTGGAATGCTCGGGCTGGCGTCCGCTGCTGACATTGAGCAGGGCAAGCACTGGTATCGCCGCGCCTATGATCTAGCGGTTCAGCTGATGCACGCCTATCAGGGGCTCACACTGGGCCAGGCCATAGGGGTGATCGCAGCCCTTAGCCCGAACAATAAGTGGCACCGCAACGTGGCTGATGCTGAGACTATGATTAAGCTATGGCATCAGGGGCACGATCCTAGGAGTGCTAAGGTCTGCACCTTTAATCCGAATAAAGACAAGGCAGCCCGTATTCTTGAGCTGGAATCACCAGACGGTGAGGCTATTCAAGAGATTCTATCGGGTCAGAAAGTTGTCGCATTCTATCGGTGCATCTCAGGATTCAAGGATACTGTGTGCGTCGACGGCCACGCGTTCGCCATCTTTATGGGTGAGCGCATCCCCACCACCAAGACACCTAGCCTCAGCCCTGCGCTCTATGCTGCCATCACCCGATCCTATGTGCTGGCTGCTGATCGGTCGTTCGAAACCTGCGGCCACATCCTGACTGCTGCTGAGGTTCAGGCTGTAACTTGGGTAACCTATCGGAGGCTTCTAGGCTATGTTGACTGAGAAACGGTGGCTCGTGACCGTAGGGGTACGGCGTGGGCGCGGGGGCTGGCAGATTAATGGCCAACACATCATCCATGCCAGCACATCCGATCACGCATTCAATCAGGCCTACGGTTTCTGTGACCGTGGCGAACACATCCTATCCGTTGAGGACGTTGATTATGATCACGCAATCGAACATTGCTGGCCAGTGGCTGGCATCGCCCCACACCAAACCTACCCACAGTGAGCGTAAAGCGTTCGGCCTGTGGTTGATGCGGGAATTCCATCGGATGCGGGCATCAGGCATTGAGCCCCTATTTGTGACCCGTGAGGTTCCCATTGAGG